ACAACCTGAGACTGACCTAGTTGTGCGGCATCGAGACCTAGTTGGGCTAGTTCTGTAGGGTCAGTCGTAGCAGCCTGAACGGTAGAGTCAGGTGTGACTGCACCCTGGGTAGCCTCTAGACCACTTATCTCAGTATCTACGGCACCTGCTGCTTTGGTGGGGTCCACCATTTCTGCACCGAAAGCATCAGGGCCAGTAATCTGAGGTGCTGCCCCAACTGAACCAGTATCTTCAGCTAAAGTAGTACCTGGTGCGCTAGCGTCGATAGCTGCTACATCAGCACCTTGAGCTAGGGAAGCTGGATCAGTAGTTGATGCAGTCATCATGTTAGCAGCACCGGCAGCTGTCTGAGCAGCTTGCCCCTGTCTAGCCTCAAAAGCTAACCGAGCTTCTGTATCAGCAGGAGTCTCCCCTGCTCGTGCGACAGCCTCAGCACGGCTGGCCTCTAAAGCTCTCTTCTCAGCGTAAGTGGTAGCCTCAGTAAGTGCCTTCTGGTGTGCAGCTTCTTCTTCTTCAGCAGATAGAGCCTTAGTCTTCTTAGCAGCTAGAGCACTATCATTCGGTTGCGACTGAAGCAAAGAAGCAGCCAAGGCAGCAAGAGCAGAACGGGCTATGTAGCTGTCAAAACGAGTAGTCGGCATAAAAGGGTTGTAGATCATCAGAAAGTCCTTCTGTGTAGCTTTTGTCTATCGTAGAACCGACGAAAGTGGACCTCAGTGGTGGTTCCATAGTGTTCTTTATATTCTTTCCGCAGTGTCCTCATGACCTTAGCTGCGTGTCCGTAGGGAGTTATAAACTCGATACCCCACAGTTGGTAGTCCCCACCGGGGTTGTCTAACATGTAGTCTTCAGCTGTTGGGGTGTACCTATCTTCTAAGAAGAGTCTAGCCTTGTCAGGAGGTAACCAGCACCAGGTGACTAACCCAATAGGTTTATCACCTAAGTAGTATAGTCTAATCCTATTATACTTAATAGGTAATAGTATATAGGAGTCTATCTCACTTAGAGTGTACTGTGAGTGTACTTCCCCTTTAGTTAAGAGTAGTACACTGTCCTCTATAGCCTTATGACTACCTATATACATACCTATATGCACCCCCAGATACCTTAAGTCTTATTATACATGCAATCGGGTACTTTGTCAAGAACTTTTTTAGTATAAGTCCTTAATCTTTACCTACTCAACAGTAGCGGCAGCAATAGCAGCGCTACGCCCTGTTTAGTTTTATGTGTTTCGGTTACGATACGCCTGACCGGGTAAGTCTGGCATAGCAGCCCGCCCGTTTACCACAGCATTATCCCAGCCAGTGAATTCCTCAGTGGTCCAAAACTCCTCAGCGCGCATAATGTCCAAGTGGTTAAGGTTGCGGTCTAGACAAGTCGGGTCATCAAGATACTTATCAGGGTTGGCCAGAATGTCATTAACTAGGTTAACGCTGTCTAGGGCTGCTGAGTAGTGCTTTGCGATACGCTCCGGTGTTACTTCATTTTCCATTATTAGTTTCCTTCAACAATGCGTGTTTCAAGCTCATCAACTTTTTCAGAAAGGTCTTTGATTGCTTGAACTAAGATAGGAAGTAGTTTACCATAACCTGCTTCTAAGCGGTCTGGACCTGCTTCGTACACAAGATGCGGGATGTGAACCCCAAGGTCTTCTTGTACTTGTTTCAGGTCTTGAGCAATGAAGCCAGTATCAGCTTCACCTACCTTGCCACCATCACGCATATTCCAAGTGAACGACACAGGGTTCAGGGCTTCGACAAACTCAAGGCCAGCGTTCAATGGCTGGATGTCAGTCTTGTCCCGTGCGTCAGACAGCGATGTAATAGTGGTAACTTGGCTGCGCAGTGTGGCGATACTGCTATTCCCCAGCGTAATCTCGTTGGAGACTGTGGCGGAGGTTGGGTCGGCGCTGTGACCGATGACAATTGTGTTGGAGTTTGTGGTTCCAATGTCGTTGGAGGCATAGCCGAGGGCTACGTTGTTGGAACCTGTGGTAAGGTTGTGACCAGACCGATATCCGTAAAGGGAGTTATTGGTTCCACTAGTTATGTCATACCCAGCTTGACGCCCAATAGCCACGTTATAGCCACTCGCAGCCGTAACCACCCCAAGCCCCATAGCGCCTTCTCCAATGGCGATATTTTGACCACCCGTAGTAGCAGCATCAAGGGCACTATTCCCAATGGCTACGTTGTTGGAGCCTGTGGTGATGCTAGCGCCTGCTTGGTAGCCTCCGATGAAGTTGTTGGAACCTGAGGTTAGGCTAGTGCCAGCATAAGGGCCGAGGATAGTATTATAATCCCCACTTGCCACGTTAGAGCCAGCAATGTGACCTACAAATACATTACCCTCCCCTTCATCGGCTTTGTAACCAGCCCTGTAGCCGATTGCCACAGTATCTTTAGCGTTCTTGAGAATGCCGCTCTCCCCAGCGAGTGCTTGATAACCGATGCCAACATTGTAATTACCTTTAATTGACCGGGTTGCCTCAAATCCAATACCCAAAGAACCTAACGTTGTCACCCCTTGGCGCAGAGCTGATTCTCCAATGGCGATATTATAAGAACCAGAGGTTAAATCACGACAAGTGTCACTACCTGCCGCAAAATTGTCTCTCCCAGTTGTAAGGTTGGCTAGTGTGGAAATTGCAATAATGTTTCTAGTGCCGATAACCGAAAAAGCACCACCCGCAGTAGTCCAATCATAGTCACTACCAGTCCACGACAGAAACTCGCCAGACGAAGCCGTGCCAGTGTTCAGGTGGGTGTCTACTAGTGGGTCTACGTTACCTGCATCAGTGACATCAGCCCCTGCTTCGATACCGCCTAGCTTAGTCTCATCAGCAGTCGTAAAGGACGCTGTAGTCCCCGCTAGAACAGCACTGTAAGCTTGTACTGTGACACCAATATCGGCATCCATAACAGCCCCTGCTGCTTCTACATTAGTAGCATCAGTTACATCAGCCCCTGCTTCGATACCGTCTAGTTTTGTGCCGTCTACTGAAATATCCCTACCATCAACGTTACCTACATTGACAATATTTCTACTACCATCAATTACAGTAGTACCTGAAACTTTAATAGCCATCTTCGTTTATCTCCACTATTAGCTGATTGTAGCCACGGTATCAATCGTGCCTGTGATTTGAAGGTTACCAGAAGCATCAAGCTTCATGTAGTTTGTACCACCTACTGCAAAATACAAGGAACCACCAGATTCAGTGATAGTCCAGTTAGATAAAATAACTGCATCTGCTACGTTAAAGGCTGCTTGTTGCCATAGACTGCCATCGTAAACTTTAAGCTGGCTATCGGTGGTGTCCCAGTAAATAGCCCCTGTAAGCAGGGCATCACCGTCGTTGTCAAGGGTGGGTGCAGAGGTCTTTGCACCAAGGTACCTGTCATCAAAAGCGTCAAAAGAGGCAGCGGCATTTGTCTCACTTGTTGCAGCAGCGCTCGCAGAGTTCGAGGCAGCAGTAGCACTACCGGCTGCATTGCTTTCGGATACAGAAGCAGCGGCGGCACTATCAGCAGCAGCAGTAGCAGAACCAAGAATGCCGTCTACGTAAGCCTTACGGGTAAGATCGTCATCTGCTGTAGGAGTAGCAGTTGAAGTAACCTTGCTGGAGCCCATGACTATATCGCCAGTCATCGTTCCACCTGTCAAGCTTAGCTTAAGGGCGTCCTGAGTATCTACGTAGGTCTTTGTAGTCGCGTCTGCAGGGTTGGTAGGGGCCCCAAGACCTGTAATCTTGTTTGACCCCATAGCTACAGCACCTGACATGGTGCCACCAGACAGACTTAGCTTAGTTGCGATGTCGTTTGTTACAGTTGTAGCAAAGTTAGCGTCGTCACCCAAGGCTGCTGCAAGTTCATTAAGTGTATCCAGAGCAGCTGGAGCAGAGTCAACTAAGCTACTAATGGAAGTGTCTACATAAACCTTAGTAGCTGCATCCCCTGCATTCACTGGGGTTGAAAGGTTTGTAATTGTACCCGTAGTGCCCGCGTCCATGTTAAGGGTGCCAGTAACAGTTAAGTTACTAAAAGTAGAAGTTCCTGCAGAGGTAACATTACCCGTAAGATTACCCGTAACATCCCCAGTTACACTACCTGTGAGACTGCCTGTCACGTTGCCCGTTACGTTACCTGTAAGGGGCCCAGAAAAACCAGTATTCGCAGTTATGTTTGTCCCTACAACAGTAGAAGGAGTGGTGTTGCCAATAGGCGTGCTGTTGATCGAACCACCAGTAAGGGTAGCAGCGGTGAAACTAGAACCACCGGTTGAAGTAACGTCACCGGTTACGTTACCTGTAAGGTTACCAGTTACACTCCCGGTTACACTGCCTGTCAGAGGCCCAGAGAAGCCCGTAGAAGCTACAATCGTAGTTCCAGTGGTGGTACCAGTTATACCCAGAGTACCTACCACAGCGGCGTTCTCATCGACTGTGAGGGTGTCTACCTTAGCAACCCCGTCTAAGTAAAGGTTTTTAAACTCGAGGGTAGTCGTACCTAGATCAATATCATTATCAAGAACAGGTACAATCGCACCATCTTGAATACGAAGTTGTTCAACAGGAGTACCACCGACTTCGACAAAGACCCCATGACGGTTATTTGTACTGTCGACAACAACTTTGTTATTAGCATCCGTATCCGCAATAAGCGGTACGTAAGCCCCTTCAGCAGTAGAGCCATCGTGTTTATGGCCTGTCGCTTGAGTAAAAGCATCACGAATAGCGTTGTACTCTGAGTTAACCGGAGCTGAACGAACAACAGCGGTGGGGACAATGTCTGCGGCAGATTGACGGGTATATCCAGCCATGTGTTATTTACCTCCGGTCGGCAAGAGAATATGAGATCACGTAAGACTGTATTGTGTGACTCGGTTGATCTTCTGTAGTAACGTAGGTAATCGAGATAGAATCCCCAGAACCTTGTATGTTAGTCTTTCTAACGGGACTTGGGTTACCGTCATAAATGTCTGTAGTGTCGTAAGTAGCCAAACCCCAATTAGCTGCAGCACCCTCTGTTGTTAATCCGTAGTCAGTAGGTTTTTGAGCATCACTGTTTCCATAATCAAAGTTAACACCTACGTTAATACTAACCTGGCCCTCGGACCTCATGTAGGTGTTGAGGTCGTAGTACACTTTTCTTACGATTGGATCGTCCATGTACACGTACGGTGTTTGGTATAGTGAGAAGATAGGGTTTGACTCAAAAGTCTGACCAGTTTCTTGTCGATGAACTTTACCAAGTGAATCACCGTGCACAACAAACTCTTCAGCACCAATGTACCCAGAGTCTCCACAAGAAACTTCAAGGCCTACAAGCTGAGAATACTCGAAGCCCATACCTGACTCACCTGAACGACGGAGAGAACCAATAAGGCCCAAAGCTTCAGCTTGTGAAAAGAACAGTCTGAACTGAGACTTACGGTTTAGGACTAGCAGTGTAATTGAGCTTAAGTCTTCATTACGGGAGTAGGCTTCAAAGATAGCTTGGACAGGCTTAGAAAGCGTAGCAAGCTCAATGTCACCAATACGGGACGTTGCACTGATAGGGCGAATACCGTCAGGACTAAGAAACAACAAGTCACCATTAAACTCTACCACAGCATCGGAAGAAATACAGCCTAGGTTTTTAGTCACGTCTGTAACAGTAAAGTCTGCGATACTTGTGCCTGTTAAGCGTTTAATGTTGTTTGTTCCAAAGATAAAGAGCTCACCTCTAAAGGCCTTTATAGCTACGACCGTAAAACCCACATTGATAACACCTGCACCAGCTGCAGGGGTAAAGTCAGACTCATTGAGTGGTGCTGAGAAGTAGACATTTTGAGGTTCTGTCGAGTCACCTGCAAGGAATAGGTGGTTAGCAAAGTTTTCACAGAAACGTGGCGCAGACGGAGCAAGAGAACTTGTGATCTGAGCGTAAGTTGTACCATCCCAAGTAGCAGCAGGGTTAACCCCGTCAGTCATAACAAGCCTCGGTACACTCCAACTAAGTTTAGCGAAACGTACTTTCGTAACACCGACCATTGTAGGGGAGCCCACAGTAGTTGGGGAGACCCATGCTTCTGTAGCAGTGTCCCAATAATGAAAGTAGTTGTTACCTGTTGTTGGTTTACGACAAGCAAAAATACCACTGTTAAGGATACCATAAACAGCGGCACCTAAGGTAGGGGCCCCTGTCTCCCCTGGAACAGTGCCGTAGGTATTGGCGTAACCTGAGATACGACGATAACCACCCTCAAGAGCGGGTTCGTAGTTGATCATAGCAATCGCAGAACCAGGAGCAGCAGAACTCTGGGTAAGATAGTCAAGGTTGTTTATGAGTCCACCTTGGCAAGGGGCAAGGAAAGACTTAATATTATCTGGCATTATGATTTATCACTGTTGAACGAATACGTACTGGTTCATCTAAAAGAATCCTACGCATTGTACGGATATTTGCTTCAAAGTTTTGTTGGTGGACTGCAGCACTCTGTTCATTAGAGCGGAAACGCATCATAATCATCATAGCCCCGTCAATAACAACGTGGTCATAGACGCTTGGAATCACACATTCATCATTAAACTCTGTGAGAGCGTTGGGGAGGGACCAGTAAGTGTACTCAACCTCGTACCCTTCGTCAGGGGAGGGAGTAACACCGAAACCGGAATCATACGTTTTAAAGACTATCTCAGGTGCACTTCTACCACCAACGGGCCCATTATCGTCTGATGCTCTATAGTTTTGAACGTAGTCTTCGTAGGGAATTAACCTGAGGGGTGCCGCCGAGTTATTAAGGCCTACAGACTTCTTAAGGAAGAATGTATCAAAGTCTGCGTCAGAGTAATCTGAAGGAAAACTGTAAAGAGTCTGTCCAGCAGTCAAAGTCTGAGAGGTAGTTATTTTTAGGAAAGGCCACTCTTGGCCATTCTGTAGTATTGTTTGGATAGAACTGTTAATGGCGTCTTTAGCAAGAGCTTGGACACCACGGACACCACTAAAACCGTCCCCCTGTGGATCAAGGGTAACTTCATTTAGTCTGACAAGCAGTTGGTTGATCAGTGATACAAAGTTAGACATACTTACCTCAGGTAGGAGTTTAGGGGGCCACCTAAGCAGCCCCCAAGTATATTAAGCAAGTACGTCGCGTACTACTTCAGCAGCGTCACGAGTTGCCTCGTTTACGTCTACTACGATAGCCCATACACGTGCAGTAGCACCTGAAGTTGTACCATCAATAACTGTTACAGCGTCGATAGTATCTGCATCAGCAGAGATACCAAGTGTCTGTGTACCAAATACCATTGTACCAGCAGCTGCAGCGTCAACGCTAGTAGCAGCCATGAAGGTAGTTGTAGCATCAGATACAGCAACAGTGAATGTAGTGATATCTTCTACTGCTGTGATGACTTCTACACCAGCAGCAAGAACAAGAGTACCAGCGCCAACGGCTGGGCCTACAACGGTACCAGTAGCGGTACCAAGGTTAACCGTCTTTTCGACCATATAGGCCTTAGACGTCAGGGAAGTTGAGAGAGCCATTTAAGAATCCTTTCAAGATATATGACTAACAGAAAGAGGTACCCTAGTTACCCAGGGTACCCACTGTCTTATGCCA